ACCAGTACCTGGTGGTCCTAAAACTATTGTTTTCATAAAATATAATTCCTAAATATAAGATAAGCTGTTACCGCTGTAAAAAATAACAAATCCATATAAGCTTCTTTTGGCCACATTAATAAGGCTCCTCTTCTTTTAATTTTTTCTGTTTATATTCTTCTAATTTTTTATCAAATTGTTTTACGATAAATACAGATAATTTTTCTTTACCTAATCTTTTATCTTCACAACCACATTTTTCTTTTAACATTTGTCCCGTTCTTTGATAACCAACATCCCACCTACGTCTTATTAAAAACTGATGATAAAATCTATCAAATACAAAATGATGATTGCCATCAGAAGTCCATACACCACCTTTCTTTAAATCATTTTTATCTGTTGATACTTGTCTATTTAAACAAAACTCTTCCAAATGATTTTGTAATTGATCTTCGGTTCTCATACCTTGTGCAGGTTCAGTAACTTCTGAATTATTTAATAATAAATTAGTAATTAATACCCAATCTTTTTCTTTTAATGTAGGTGGTCTAAACCTTAACTGTTTCATACAAGCTTCTTGAAATAAACTTTGTTGTCTTAAGTATTTTACATTCTCTAAGTATAATCTTTCTCCATCTACATTAAGATAATAGTAAGGATCCTCCAGGTCAATAACCTGAAGGTCGGTTAGCCCAGGAAACATTACCTCTTGGCCAATTCCATATTTTCTAGTACGACATAAAGTTTTATCGCACATACTACACATAGGTTGATCATTACATTTGTAACCCCATTCCTTTTTATCGTGTTGATTTACAACTATCTGTACTTCTGTATCAGACAATGGTTTTTCCATTGCAGTTGCATTAAACATAATTACTTTTGATTTCCACTCACTAGGCCATTTTTGTTTTGCATATACACCATAATGAAATAGTGCATTGTTTCTGCCACCCTCACCAATTTTATTTTGTGCCATTAACTCTATACAAGGTGGTCCGTCAGAGTACGGAGTGTGTGGTCTTTTTATTATTAATTTTTCTAAATCATTAGGGTCTAAACAATTTGAAGAATGTAACGCAAAAAAATCTTCTAGCGTAGCACCGCTGCCATCTTTATTAAAGGCATATCTAGTTGTGTTATTAGAATTAAAGTATGGTAAGTTTAAAAAATTTCCTGTATCATCTTTCGATTTTAATTCTGTTTGTTTTGGAAAAACTTCTGATCCTGCATATCCTAATACAGCTCTTATTTGCGATAACTTATCTTGCATAAGTCTTGCAGTTACATAGTCAGATGTAAATAAAAATATATGTGCTCCACCTGATTTAGACCTAAATACTATTAGTGGTAAATTTAATTCTTTGATTTTATTTATTAATTGTTTGTGATCAAAACCTGCATAAGAATCTATATCTATACAACCCCATTTACATTTGTTGTCATCATTAATAGGTATTACACCTAAACTTTCAACACCGTCTAAATGTTTTTGCCATAACTCATCAGTAACTGGTTCACGTTTTACAAAAGATTGTCCTTTGACTTTTTTACCGTTACCATTTGATTCGCCAACTTTAGTGACACCATGAGCTCGTTCTAATCCTAAAAATATCTTTTTAAACTGCTCAATCATATTTAAACGTAGGCGACTTACTCTCGCATAGTCGCCTACTACCTAGGATATGTTTAGTATGGTTGTGCTGTAGAACTAGTTTCAGCCTCACCATGTTTCGCCTGTACTTCGCCTTTACTTACACGCTCTGCAAAGCCTTTTGCTATTTCATAAATTGCTTTATCTTCAATAGGTCCGACTTTACTTACGTCCCATCCAAACCATGATCCTTTGTCATTTGACATAGGTACGGTTTTTAGGCTGTAAATGTGGCTGTATGTTGGCGGAGTGAAGAGTCCATTTTTTCCTTGCATCTTGATACCCATCATCATTGAGTTCCATTTTCTACTAACTTTTAATTGAGTAGCTTTCATAGAAATCAAAGCTGTGGTTGGACTACTACCCATTAGAATCACAAAATGACTCGCAGTGTTTTCAAGATAGTTACCATTTGGTAATCTATCCTTAAAGTCTTTACCTCTAGTGGTTTGACTTATTATATCACTGTCTGCCTCATGGATAGCAACAGGTGCACCTGTCGATGTGCCTCTGTCTTGCCATTCAATGTATTGTCTTTTATAAAAGACAGGTAAAACATTAATTATATCATACAGTTCATTTGAAACTGTATTTATTATTTTACCAGGTTCTGCACCCTCTACATATTTACCATCACGTTTATTTACTTCAGGTGATAGTTGTCCCAAAACTTTTAGGAAAGGTAATGCAAGATCTTCTTGCATTATATTTTGAGCACCTTTGTCTGCATCAGCTTCAAATAAATTTACTGCTAATGCTCCTTCTTTTTTACTTGCTACTTGGTTCATGATTATTTACTCCTTTTTATTGTAGTTTTATTTTCGGTAAAGACTCCGAAAATTTCCGTTGGCATATCTTTTCCTGCCTCTATACGTTCACGGACTAACGCTTTCAGAGTCATGGGTTCTACC